ATGCTTACGGTAAAGCAAATCGACGCAGCAAAGCTTGCGGAAAAATCATATCGCCTGGCAGATGCCGGAGGGTTATTCCTGTTCGTTCCCCCGTCAGGGAAAAAGGTGTGGCGTATGCGGTACCGATTCGAAGGGAAGGAAAAGACACTCGTTATCGGACCATACCCTCAAATATCTCTCACAGAGGCCAGGTCAAAACAGTCAGAAGCAAAAATGAAGTTGCTGGCAGGTGTTGACCCGGCAGAACAAAAGCAAGCCATTAAGAAGAAAGAGAAAGAAGCTCTAGCCGATTCGTTCGGTGACATTTTCCGAGAATGGCATGCTCACAAATCAAAGGTGTGGTCGAAGGGATATGCTGACGAGATGATGAGTATGTTCACGGATGACATACTTCCGATCATCGGCCATTTGCGCATGGAGGAAGTCGAGCCAATGACTCTACTAAGGGTCATCAGGCTGTTCGAGGACAGGGGTGCAATGGAACGCGCAGATAAGGCGAGGCGCAGATGCGGTGAGGTTTTCAGTTATGCGATCATAACCGGAAGAGCAAAATACAATCCATCGCCAGACCTTGCAGGGGCCATGAAAGGATATCGCAAGAACAACTACCCTTTCCTTCCTATGCATCGTATACATGAATTCCAGCGGTCTCTTAATGCGTACGGTGGTTGGATAGTAATGAAGATTGCCGCGCAGGTATTGCACTATACAGCTATGAGAACTGTCGAGATGAGATCGCTGGTATGGTCAGGAATAGATTACGAGAACAGGATTATCAGCATCGACCCGTCGGTAATGAAAGGCAGGAAGCTCCACATCGTTCCTATGTCAGATCAGGTCGTTGAGCTATTCAAAGTATTGCAGCATATAACCGGTCAGTATTCGCTTTGCTTCCCCGGCAGAAACGACAGGAAGAAACCAATCAGCGAGAACGCTGTTCTTGGCGTAATACGCAGTATTGGCTACGAAGGACAGGCAAGCGGTCACGGTTTCAGGCACCAGTTTAGTACTGTGCTGAACGAGAAGCACTGGAATAGTGATGCAATAGAAATGCAGCTGGCCCATGTCAGCGGTGGTACCAGATCTGTTTATAACCATGCTGCCTATCTCGACACGCGCCGGGAGATGATGCAGTGGTGGGCTGATTGGCTGGATGAAAAGGTGTCATAAGAAAACAACACAAAGCCTTGCAAACCGATGCAAAGCTTTGTGTGTCCCGTTTTTGTCTCACATCACCGGACAGCCATCAACTCACCATACCGCGCATCGCTGATTGATTAGGTTGAAGTTAGATGCTGAAAGTTGGATGTTGTATTTTTCCTATAATGTATAGGTGGCAAATGATCCATCTGGTTTCTTTGCTAATATTTTTAGCGAACCGCCGCCATCAAAATAAAAACCGATAGAGGAATTATTCTCAAGAGCAGTGTTAGGTAACTGAACTCCTGAAACTGGAATTGAAAGATGTCCGAATCCCAATCTATTTAATTGCATTTCAGCAGCCCTTGAACCGCTTTGTATCGCTGATAGCTTAACAATGCTAGCCTCTCCACCCGGTGTGGCTACTTGGCAATCAGCCGTCATAAGCAATGATGGATTTGTAGTCCATCCCATTGCTGGCCTCATTGCCAGGGTCATAGTACTGTCACCATGCTGGATATTTATGTTACCACCTTGAATATCAGTAATATATGTACAAAGTATTTTCTTGGTCCCTGACCCCGCGCATGAAACATTGCTAATTTCTGAAGACGGAGCGTATACCGCATATCCTTGCGTGGTATATGCATGTACCATTATTCCTCTTAAGCGACTTCCACCTTCACAAACAATCTGGTTTAGGTTTGTTAGGTCCTTGTTTGCCCCGACCACGGTGACATTAGTAATGTCATTATTTGTTCCACGATCGAACATTCCTTCTTTGTGCGCCTCGTAGGTTACGACATTATCAATAATGTTTGTCTGGCCATCCCACCATGCACCAATACCCATGCAATCTCGTGTAATGATGTTACGGATGATGTGATTAGTGGGTAACTGGAACCATGGATACTCAGCTAAAGTGTAGTCATCCACTCTCTCAGCAGGAGAGCCAGTATCAGCATTAACATCAATTCCGTCGTAGTAGCATTGAATCGTGGTTATGTTATCAAACACCAGACGGTAGTTTCTTGCTGAACGACCACCTATTTCATTTTGATAGGTTTTAACTCCGCTCTCTCCTACACGGTAGGATATCAAGTCCTGCACACCGCCATCATGAGCATCACCGCCGTCATTTCTGATAAACATTACAGCGGAACCAGATCCATATTTTATCTCTCCACCAACAACCTTATTGCCAGTTCCCCAGGCGGTAGATTGGTGGTTCTCAAATGTAATGCCAGATTCCCATGCAATAAAGTTGCGAGGCGACTCCACCAAGACATGATTACAGAGTGTGAATAAATATCCTCCCATAGTAGCTTCTGGTTGAATTATGTTTATGTTATCTGCAGACATAATTCTTAAAGTTGCACCTGCGGTCTGATTCTTGATGTTAGGAGGTAGTGATCCCCATATATCAATGTCATTTACATTAGGCTTATATCCTTTGTCTAACCTTTGAGTAACTGAGGCAAGCACTAACGCTGGATCGGTAACCCATGCACCAGAATCATCAAACCTGTAGACAGTGTAAGGAGTTGTTTTTGTATGCATATGTGGAGATATTAATTTTGATCCACTACCTACGCCTTGCCATACGAACTGACCATCACCTATAAACTTCGCCTTACAGTCAATGGTTAGAATTTTATTTCCGAATGAAACTGTCTCACCATCGGTGAAGTTATAATCAACATCAACCAGAAGACCATCTACTGCTGTGTTTACGGCGTCCTGGAATGTTTGATGGTCTGACAATCTAACTGAATATTTGAATTTTTTATCAATTTCTGCAAACTTTTGATTTGCCTCTATTGAGTATTGATCGGGGTCATACTTAAGAATATTTGGATAGTAGAACTGCTGAGCACCATAAGCATCATAAACCGCCATTGAATGGCCTTGCACGGTTACGAACTTGGCAATCTGCCCGTTGTATACAGGGTAACCACCTGAGTTAATTACGATTGGCTGAGCAACAGGAATTAGGTCTGAACCATTTTCTGGATCAATATAAACTTGAATCTGATTTGCAGGGTTAACCGGATCAGTGTCAATCTGACCGATATAAACTTTACCGTTAGCATTGGCTTTAAATGATCGCGCCAGCGTGAACAACTGAGCCGGTTGGCTAACGACAACATTTGCGGTGATATCTGACATTTAACTTTGCTCCAAGCAAAAGTAATTCCCACAGGCGAGCTGCGGTAGAATTTGCGTATAAAAAAACCCCGCCTGAGCGAGGTTTGGTTAAGGTGTCACTGAAATCGTGACCCCTATGCTACATCTGCTCCAACAATAAGGTGACGAAGCGCCCTCACGCCTTCAGCGTTATAGCGAAATGCTTCTACCTGTTTACTAGAGTGGGCTGACTTATCCATTACAAAAATGCCAAATTCGTCCGTTTTAAGTTTGTTTGCATTGGCGACGCGTCCAACTTTCTGTGCAGACACACCGAGCATTTCTCCAACTTCGCTTGCACTATGGTAATGCTCTTCAATTTTTGGCAGCGGAAGCAACTCAATCCCTGCCGCATCATTGACGGCGCGGGCCATCGCAGTTTGTTTTGCTACGTCACTAAGTTTTGGCATGAAGGATAATGCCAGGCTGATCGCCTCCACTTCCATCTTGATTGCCCGAGCGCGACGGTATTCTGGAAGGTGTGACGCTGATTTCTGCGGCAATGCTTCACCAGACTCTAACTGACGCCAGCGTGTTGCCACCTTGTGACGAAGCGGGATGCTATACCCCATCATCAGTGTCATTGTCAGGTCTTGATCAAGCCAGTACTCCTGATAAGTACGTCCTTTATCATCCTGGTAATCGGCTGAGAATTCAGCCGATTGAAGATTGAGCGATTCGAACATACTTCTGCAGTCAGCCATGACGTTTTTATGCTGCTTGCCTGTCAAATTCGCAATCTCACGGCTTGACATTTTAGTGACAACAGACTTCCGATTTGCTACAGTTAGTTTAGTCATATGCGTTCCTAGACGTTGTTAGACTTCAGTAGACCGCCAGCAGCACACTGGCGGTTTTTCTTTTCTAGATTCTTGCAATTTCCCCTTTCTCTAATTGTTTCTCTGCCCCCTTCTGTACGTACATCATGAAAATGGCACCATCTTTGAAACGGTCACAAAGACGAGTGGCTAATGGCGATTCGATTGCGCGTAACGCCGGGTAAATTTGGTTCTTCCAGGCTTCATACATAACTGCATAGTGTTTAGCTAAAGCGTTGGCGTTGTATGCGTGTTTTTCACGAATAGATGGCTCGTCAATTACAGGCATATTGATTGCTACTTCCCGATCCAGAATATCCAGCACCCAGCGACGGAACTCTTTAGCTACATCGGTACGGGCAAACATGGCGATCAGGTGTGCACCGCGAAGTGAGAAAACACGCACCTTCTTGCGATAGTTTCCTGAGGTACTCACTTCGAGTACCTGAGTCATACCGTTGGTGAACTCATCAGCATATTTGTTATAAATCATCGTAACGGCGCGGCTGTTCGAGTATTTAAGCGCTTTAGCCAGATCTGCCGATGTAAACCAAACACCTTGCTGACAAGCAACCGGAGCCAGCTCAACGCCGTGGAAGTTATATTCTGATTTTGCTACAATATTCATGTCGATATTTCCTACGCGGTTATTTTCGATAGAGGCCCGGTTAGTGTTAGCGCACTGCTGGGCTTCGCTATTTTCAGGCTTGGGCATTTTTATCTCCCCCCAATCCATATGCCTTTCTCAGTTGGTAAATCAGCTCTGTATTAAAATGACGGCACTCGTCCTTACCATTCTTTTCAATCGCCTTTCTCACATCTTCTGGGAAGCGCACCTTGCGCTGATACATCTCTTTCGCCTTTTCCATCTACAGCTCCTTTTACGCCCCACCGTGAGGCATGCAACAAGTGTCACACCGTGCGTCATTGATGTCAACCCCACCGTGGGGCATAATTTACTTATTGTGAATTTTTTGAAGGAAGACAGGAAAAATGAGCAGAGAAGATCCGCAACTTAGAATTAGACTTCCTATTGAATTAAAAGAAAAGATTGAAGAGACAGCCAAAGCAAACAACCGATCTATGAATGCTGAAATAGTCCGGCGTCTAGAGTCTAGCTTCCTGAAAGAAATTCCTGATGACGAAATAATTTCGGCTCAAGCAGCTTTACAGATCGTCATTAAAGCTAAGGAAGAACTGTCACGCACCATCTACAAAAGAACTTTTGCTCATATCAATAAAAAGGTACGAATTGGACACACTACCTTTCACATTGACTTGACAGACCTAGATCTTGAAGGGCTCAGTGATGTAGATTTTGAATCAATATTCCAGCCTACTTTTGTAAAACTAAAGGAGTTGGGTTACACAATACCTGACTCGTGGGATGTTGATGGATTCTTGGTTGACATCCCAGATCCAGAAACTAACAAAAAGCCCACCTAAGTGGGCTAACCACCAACAATCAACCTATTGCAATCCTGTTGTAAGTTCCATCAGGTCTCCGGTATATAACTTTAAGTACACCAGACTCAAAATAAAAAGCTAACGTCCCATTTTGTGTAAGGGCGCTGTCTGCTATCAAATCATTAGCTGATGGGATTATCGCTTGCCCTGTTCCTCCCACGTTCACGGACAAACTTTTAGGATAAGCTCCACCCTGCACAGGTGATAGAGTCAAAGATACAGATTCGTTGCCGGGGGTGCTTATTTGTGTGACAGCGTCTATTTTAACGCCGTCGTTAGAAACAAGAAAAGCACTCGGGCGCAACCTAAGCGTAGCAGTAGATGTCTGAGACGCTATTTCTGTATTACCTAACCGAGTATTATTTATCGCTGTAAGTAACACAGCTCCAGGCCCCAATCCTTTGTTAGTGTATATATTTGAGGCTTCGCTACCTGGAGCATAAATAGCATAGCCAGATATGCCAGAGTACACAGTAACAGATGCACCAATAATCTGGTCTGAACCCTCGCAAGTCAGATGGTTATACGAACCGTTATCAGAATTACACCCTATTGTAGTTAGGTTAACAAGGATACAGCTTGTACCGCGAGACCAAATACCAGTTTTATGCGCATCTTTTGTCGTGACGTTTTCTACATAAACACCACGCCCATCCCACCACGCACCAACTCCTTTAGCATCTTCGGTGAAGATATTGCGAATACGATGCTTAGTCGGCAACTGACCAGACGGATATTGGGAAACAGGATAATCATCTACACGTGTGGTTACAGTTCCATAATCAGCGTTGCAGTCAATGCCGTCATAGTAACACTGTGTAGTTGTGATAGATTCAAAAGTCAGTTCGTAGCAACGTGCTGAACGCGGACCAACTTCATTTTGCCAGGTTTTAACTCCACTCTCACCGCAGCGGTATGAATCAAAACCCCACACTCCACCTTCATACCCTTTATTTCTAAGGAAGGCTACGCTACTGAAAGAACCATATCTAACTCGCCCGCCAATCACGCGGTTACCGTATCCGTAACCTGTCCCATCATAGTTAGCAAATACGATGCTACCGAAACCTCCCTTTCCCCCTAAAAAATCAGGGTCTTGTATCGTGACGTTGTTATTCATTATAGAACGGATGATGGCAAATTCACCTGTGGGATGGGTAATTGTCACTCCTGAACAGTTGGCCCCAAGAATTAACTCGCAATTAATATTCTGATTTTGTATTTCAGTCGAAAGGCTAGACCAAATATCAATGTCGTTTACGGTAGGTTGATACCCCTTATCCCTTCGTTGCGATAATCCAGCAAGTACGGATTCACTATCAAGCCAGGCATCATTGTCATCAAAACGATAGATAACAAAAGGAGTACTTTCAGATTTAAGAGAAATATTCTCGATTGTTGATCCATATCCTAGATTCGTAAAAACAAGGCTGCCGTCTGCAACGAAACTCTCTTTGCAGATTATGGTTAAAACTTTACCTCCAAAATCAACCGTCTCGTTATCTGTGAAATTATATTCTCTGTCTATAAGTAAACCATCTACCGCAGCCGATGCGGCATCTTGTAGTGTAAGGTAATCAGAAAGCTTAACCGAAAATTTGAATTTCTTATTAGCTTCCTGTCTAAATGCCGCATCGCCAACGCTTAACCACTTCCCTACGCCGATACCGCCTGTTGATTCAGGGGTTGAGCTTGCCGGAACTTCTTTAGGGAACGCTCCATCCCAACGATAATATTCTCCAGTAGCTTCAAGGCGCAGAACTTGGTTTGGCAGCGTGAGAGAGTTCCCGTCCTCAAAGCTATCCAGAGTGATGTACCCGAACTGAGAAATTGCCTGCTGCGCCACCCAGCGAAGCCCTTCAATCGTGTAATGCGCATGTCCAAATCTGTCAATGTATTGTCGAGCCATTGATGTGACAAACTCGTCAATTTTACCCGCGTTGAATTTCAGATCTTGCGGCTTTTCACTCTGTACTGGCTGGTTAGTAGGTGTAGTGCTCATAATTTCCCCATTAAAAAACCCAGCTCAGTGGCCGGGTCTTGTTGGTCGGTGAAGGTCTCATTGGTAAATGGCGTCGCTGTACTCTGCTACGGTAAGAGATACCGTGTTATCTGAATTTGGTTTGATGCTGTTTACCGTCCATAGTTGGCTGTCCAGTTCTTCCACTGTCGCTATGAGATAGCGCGACGGGAGTTGCACTGTGTCTCCGTTCCAGATGTTGAGCTGAATATTGGGAATTGCCGCAGTGAAGCCGTATTTTGTGTCGCCGCGAGCCGTTGCTGGATAACGCAGGGTCGGGTTTCCCATGCTGTCAGTTACCAGCACATACATAGCCCCGGAAAAAGTGATCGGCTCACTGGTATCGAAATCACTACCTGAACGCCCGGTGATATAACCCTGCTGCTGGTTGGTGTCGTAGATGTCCGGCATCTGAATGACGCTACCGACCTGAATGATTCCATCCTCGAACACCTTGGCGTTCATCTTCACCCGCGAGTAAATAAGACGCTTTGTTTCGCGCAGCGCTCTCTCCCGAGCCTGGTACTCGTTACGGAATCCAACTATCTCAAGCTTGTTCGGGTTCTCCGCTTCTTGCTCGACAATAGCTCCGTTAAGTACGCGATAGTTGATGTACGTCTTGTTATTCGTTGTCGGGTGAACGTAGGAGACCTGAACGCCGTCGTAACCACCAGGCAGCGTGGCCTCATACGTCATTTTGTACTCATCCGTCTTCATGTTCGCCCGGTTGAATACTGCCGCCGGGTAATCGACTTTCTGATCTCGGGTGAACGTTAGTACGCCGTCATCCCAGTACGCCATGACAGACGCGGCGTTACAGATAGCCTGCACGCGGTCGCCAAGAGAGTCGTTTTCATCATCGAAGGTGTAATCGAAGTATCCGAGTCGCTCATCAGCCAGGCTTTCATCGATGGAATATAGCCCGTACAGGTCAATGCTGCTTTCTGGCTGGCTGCCCATTACGAGCCAGGTATGTGCAACAGCATCAGCAAATGAACGCGATGGACGCAATGTATAATCCACAGTCTGTGTCGTCAGGTTGTAACTGATAGTCTGACGAGTAACCAGAGCGTTATATTTTCGGTCACGGCTTCCCAGTGCGTTCTCTGTTGCCCGCACCTTGACGCGAACCAGAGTATCGGTCGGATGAACTACGTTGCTTCGGATGTTGACAGCGTGTATTTCCTCAACCTTAAGAATTGATGCATCATTGGAGTTGTTTGTCCGCTGGAAATTGATGGCATATTTACCAAACCCTCCTGCCGGGATTATTTTATCAGTGCGATAAAACACTTCGCTGGTCGACTTATGAGGCGTTCCCTGATGATAGGTGAAGGTCTGTTGTGTTCCTGGTATCTGATTATAATCGTCGTCGATTTTCCAGATTGTCACCGTCCAGTCAGTCCAGTTACCGCCACCCAGTGATGACTGTGTATGCAGCCATAGTTCTGTTGACTCAACCGGCGAGAAGAAAGGCCCAACAACAAGCGCCTCATTATCGTTGAGGATAAATTTTGTCGTGTTAATGGTGGCAGTGGATGGAACGGTGGGCGGACCCTGTAAATCTGTCATGGTGAACGTGTACCACTGAACAGGGTCTATAACGGCGCCATCATCACTCTCTACAGCAGAAATCAGCGTGCCTGAGAAAAGTACATCTTCAGTAACGCTGCCTGATGTTGTGTTATAGGTGACGTTAATGGTGAATGTGACGGAGTGTGGTAGCACGAGCCCCATGAAGTAGTCGAACTCAGCCTGCTTGACGATTTTCATCGCGATCTGGCCGCCAGCATATTCACCACTTACCACGGTATTGGCAGTTGCCGACTCTACCGGGAAATTGTCGCTTTCGTTTGGCCCTGGCATCTCCTGCCCGTCGACATCATCGAACGAATATCCCTCGTTAATAGTCGGTATTACCTCACCAGGCTGATAAAACTGATACTCAGCACCGGCCATCGATCCGAGGCTAGACTCTGAGTAACGAACAGATTCATAGTCATACTTACCGATACCGATACACATCCACTCAGTGACGTATTTCAGGCCGCCGTCGTTCTCACTCTGGCGCACATATTCAAACATCGATTCCTGAATCAAGTCGGGAAACGATCTGACCTGACCATAAATATCAGGCTTCGCTTTGTATACCCTGGCGGTATTCGTTTGCCCGGTCAGACTGTTGTTCGGCGAATCGACGGTGTTTCCACCGTTGTTTGCAATTGCCGGCTTCGGAGCCAGGAATGAAAACACAGCACCAACAACTTTGAAGATCGGGCTGAGAATGTCGCTAATGATACCTTTTGGCTGGTCGAATATCTGGATGGTGTCCAGTTCGCTCAGCTCAAACGCCAGATCATCATCATCATTTAACCTCACGCCGTTGCGGACGATCAGCAGATCACGGTGAAAGGTGCCATCATTGGCCGACAGCCAGTCATAAAAAAGGGTGCCGTTTGGCACCCTGCAACGCAACTTAGGCGTTCCTGGAAAATTTGATATCTCAACCAGCGCCATATTCGAAAAACTCCACTTTAGTGAATGCCCGCTGAATAACCAGCAATGAGTCCATGCGCACGCTGCCGTTCTCTCCCCGCGAGTGCAGTGCCTGCCGGTTAAGCACCAGCCCCACGTGCGCTGGTTGCGCGCCGCGGTACCCGACGAATATCCCGCCTTCAACTGGTTTATCGACCTGGCGCCAGAAAACGACGTCACCCTGATAGCAGGTGAAGAAGTCCTCACCGGCTTCGTAGTCCGGAGTCTGGTGCAGCTCAATGCCGAGAACGTGACGGTAATACAGCACCACCAGTCCCCAGCAATCCACCCTATCGAACGAGCAAGCCCGGTTAGCCCACGGCACGCCGATCACCTTGCTGATGAAATCAGAGGTTTTCATGTGCCGTGCCTACCAGTTACATCGCCGCTCCTCACTTCAGCAATAATTCTCGCCTCGCAAGCTGAAGGGAAGTCAGGAAACCAACCAAGATGAGTTTTTGCCAATCTTGCGCGCCACTCATTTCTCCTCTTCAAAAAATCCACGCCAGTAACACCTGATGTGTTACCAGTGAGTTTTCTTTTATTCCTTGAGTTAACAGTTCTGCTAACCGCCCTAAGGTTATCTATGTTGTTATTTTTTTTATCGCCATCAATATGATCAATTTCATGACCGATAGGTATTTCACCATGGTGCATCTCATAAATAATCCTATGAACAAGCAATTGCTTTCCATCAACGATTACAGAGAGATATCCTTGTGTAGTGGTCTTGTTTGGTGACTTTCCGTATCTGATCCCACTCTTTCTCAAATTCCAATATATCTTTCCATCATCATATCTGAAAAGTTCATGCCAATTCATATAGAGACCTCAACAAGAATAGATGAATATATTTATAACGAGCAGGAGGAGTAACGAGTCGAATAATTATACCACTTCATAAATATTGAAGCCCAGTATATTCGCTGGGGTCGTATAATATCCCAATATTATTATTCAGCGGGTTAGTGACAGAAAGCGTCACAGAAGCGGCATCTGCGTCAATATCTACCGTCTTGACGTACAACTCCCAGGACTTTATCGGCACTGACACGTCACCGCTGTCAAAGATTTGCCGTGTGGCCGTGATGGCCGTAAGACGCGCCGCTCCTTTCCACTGTTTCATCAGCGCTTTTATATCCGACGACAGCCTACCTAACTTCACAGTCGCGTCGATCACCGGCGTGCCGCTCTGTTGGCTCTCTTCGATTTCAAAGCGCGCTGGCGTGTACGTCTGGCCTCCTAGTGCCTTCGGGAAGAACTGCTTATCAACCAGGCGGACGTAGCCAAAGGATGGATGGTAGAACGTGATGGTGTCGTACAGCCCGCGCGTCGGGCGCTGCTGCTTATAAGCTCTGAATGTAGGCATTACGGAACTCTCGGAAGTGATTCTGGGTCGCGACCGTCCGGGTAACCCGTAACCACGATGTCCAGCCACGAATCCCACGGCGGCGGCAATTCAACAATGATGTCGTCAAACTCGTCGTCAGCGTTGTAGAGGTGGTTTGCAATCACAGTTCCAGTCCATGTAACAACGCCGTTTGTGATGTTTGTCTGAACAGGCATCTGCGTGAAGTGGAGTTCCTGCAACTGTACCCAACTGCCGCCGAGATTCACCTTCATACGGAACCAATTTAGCCCACGGTTTAGGTAGTTAGGGCTGCGCAGCCACTGCTGAAATGCGCGCTCCTCTGCCGACGTAAAGATCCACGTCAGTGACCATGTCACTTTCAGGTCATCGGTCTGGTTCTGAAAGATAGCCGGGCCAACCGCTGGTTGATCGGTCTGGAACCCGGTATCGAGCGTCATGTTTTTGCTGGCCTTCTGCGCCAGCGGCAGCCAGTCGGGATAGTCGATAATTGGCATCTAAACTCCAGGCATTAAAAAACCCGCCGAAGCGGGTTTAATCTATGGCAGTTGGTCGTCTCGGAGCTTCAAAAATTTTAATGTTAAATTCTTGAATAGAGCCGTTACTCTTGAACTCAAGTGTCTCACCAGCAGGAATAACACCGGTAATGTAAGTGCCATCTGTAAGCAAAAACTCAAAATTAACAGCCCGGTTAGTTGAGTATTTGACAACCTTCCCGCTTTCAAGTGGCATGCTTTTTGATTCGCCAGGCAAAATACTATCCATGTTCCCTCTCAATTTTGACCGCGTGGTGTTCTTTTGGCATTGAAATTACTTGTTATGCCCTGAGAAATTGGACCGCCATTATTTAGATCAGCAATGATGGCATCCACGGTTATTGTACCATCTCCATTACTTGTAGCCTGAGCATCAAATGTGGCCCCCGTCATGTTCTGAACGTTGATTATGACGTTCACACCTCCGCCTGCAGTCATATCCTTATTGCTGATCACCCTGCCGTTGTCACCCGGTATCATGTACTGCTTACCAGTGCTGGCCTGGTAAATCTCCGGCATGCCTCCTTCGCCGACCTGGTACATACCGCCTGCACTAACCGGGCCGCCATTCTTGCGTTTTCCAAGCAGGTTTGCGCCAATAACGCCAGCCACCGCTCCGAGTCCGATCGCCGCCGCCGTACCCATTGAGGCAATGGAGGAAAGGATCGCCGCCGGAGTCCATGCTGCTGCAGTCGTTGCCGCAGCAGCTGCACTGGTCGCAGTTTGTGTGGCCACTGCTGCCGTCTGTACTGCTGTGACAGTACCGATAGCAGCCGTTTGTGCCGCCTGCCCCATGATGGCTGACTTAACCCACTCGATGCCCATTTGTACGAACGAGTTAATGACGCTATTCAGGACCGTCATGCCAATACTGCGCATTGCATCGCTGGCAGACATGCTTCCGGTGATAATCCCGGTAAGCGCATTACTGGCGACTGATCCGAGAGAGTTGAAAGCTGCAGCCGCTGCCTGCGTGGCCGCGTTCTGCTGAGCCCACTCTTCCCACATCGCCGCGTTACGCTGCTCCCGGTATTGCTGTTCGATAGCAGCTCGCGCCGCCTCAGCCTCTCCAATCTTCTGCGGATAAAGCTGGGCATACTGTTGGATATCAGCGATGTCTTTCTGGTACTGGCTATCCAGTCCGGCAGTTTTGCTGGTTTTACCCTGGATGGTGCTGAACTTATTGGCAGCGTCAGTACGTTCCTTTTCTGCCTTGGCCTGGGCCCGTAATGCGTTGGCGTTATCCCAGGCTTTAGCCGCATATTGCCCGGCCAGAATGACCTGTTCCTGTGTCGCATCATTACCGAGAGACTGCTGCGCATTAAGCACGGCCTGAGCTCGCGATAATTCACCAACACTGACCGCTGACAACTCGGCCTTCTGCCTCAGTTCGTCAAGTTTTTGGTTAACAGACTCTTGAGCTTTTGCGTATTGTTCAGCCTCTTTCTGCGCTGCAGACTTTCCGCCTTTAGATTTGCTGCCAATAGCGGAACCGGTAGTTTTAATCTCGATCGGTTTCGTATTCGCCGCGGTCTGTGATGCTTTGGAAACAGCAGCCAGATCGCCAACCAGCATGGCGGCCTTATTGCTCAGACCGGCAAGCGCTTTGTTTTGTGCTTCCCAACCATCAAGACCAAGCCATGACCAAGTGCGCGCGCGCCTGGTGAACATTTCCGCTGTGCTGTTCAAATCTGATATCTGAGCATCTGCCGACGCCGCCTTTCCTACCAGACGATCTAGTGCTGCTGCCATAGAGTCGATTATTGCCACCAGACCACTACTGGCACCAGTCGCCTGGTTAACAGAGTCGATCATCGACAGGAATGAGTTTGTCAGCGCTGTATTAGCCTGAGAAAGCGTACGCGGTAGCTTTTCGAACTCAGCGTTTACGGATCCTGTCTGCTTCTGAATGGCATTCAGCGCATCTTCTGCCGTCAGCTTTCCGTCCAGCATGAGTTGGCGCAACTCGCCGATGCTTACGCCCATTCCGGCGGCGATCTGGCGTGCCAGTTCCGGCATTTGCTCAAGGATGGAGTTGAACTCCTCCGCCCGGACAGTGCCGGATGAAATTGACTGACCGAACTGACGAAGAGCATTCGCCATTTCTTCGGAAGAGGATCCGCCGATACGCCCGATTTTCTGAAGCGTCTCGGTGAGCTGTAACACTTGTCCATTGGTGGCCCCGGTATCCTTCAGGGCTGTGCTGAGAGATTCCCATAGTTTCTGGGTGTCCTGAAGAGATCCCCCGGTCGCAGAGCTGATATTCATCAGCGTCTGCATGGTTTGCGAGGCTGATGCCGAGCTACCAGTCAGCCGCTCAATACGAGAGTTCAACTGACTCATGTTGTCAGCAGCAACGAGGAATGCCTTTCCCCAGTCAACAACGAGTGAGGCGGCAATAGCCCCGGCGACGCGGTTGATATTGGTCTGCAGCTCATCCATCTTCTTGGCTGCGGTAGTTGCAGAGTTTCCGATAGAATCGAGCGACTTATTGGCCTTTCCCTGCGCCTTTAGCAAGCCAGAAACATCGGCTTCGATGTCGTAATAAATCTCGCCTGCTTTTTCAGCCATTAGTTTCTCCAGACATTAAAAAACCCACCTTTGTGTGGGTTAGTTGTTCATTAGCTAGGTCGCTTTCTTTGCTGATTTTTCTCGTTCAATCATTTCCTGCCAGCGGCGATCGTCATCATCCATAACCGCATCATACTCTTCCCTGGTAAAGCCTTTCTGGTCAGGATATTTGGCGTTTAGCATCATCGCGAACTCAGTCATAGTGAGGTTTTCAGCCTCTTCTCTGCTGATGCTGAAATGGTTTCTCGCCGCCATGATGTATTCAGTTGCATGAAATTCAGGTGTTGTTTCCTTGCTTTCGTGCTTCTGCAATTTTCGTACACGTGCCCGGCCAATTATGCCGTGCATGATTAACGACTGAGCTATGAGGATAAGGTTCTCCGGTGGCAGCATGCCATGGTGCCATACGAATGTACGCCTTCCTGTGCGAGATAGTTCACTCCAGCCTGTTAACTCGGAAACATCCTCATCGCAGCAGGACTGAATGACGTTAATCGCCGAAAGAAGCGCCTCACGCACAAAAGCGGCAGAGCCTGCTGCATCAAGCGCCCAGCGTGGCAGCGAAACGTCACCGAAATAGTGGGCGTAGAATTTGCGTTGATGCTCTGGTATAGCGCTGTGAATTTCTCGCGCTGCCTCAAGCATCTTGGCCACGTCGTCATTAAACAGTGCATAGAACGTCCTGACGATATGATCTGGCTCGCCGATCCGCGTCATGTTACGGAACGATGGTCGGAAGAAGTATTGCCGCTCCTCAGCGCCTATCACGCACTCGCCAATTTCTTTCAAAGGGGTCATATAGATCTCCATAACCAGTATCAAGGGCGGCACGCCGCCCTTTGTAGTGATTACGGTGCGGCTGTCACGGTAACAGCACAGGTATCGGTGAAGTTACCATCTGCGGTTGTAGCCGTAATTGTCGCGGTCCCTGCTGCGACGGCCGTCACTAGCCCGGTTGAACTGACGGTAGCGATTAATGGCGCCGAGGTCGTCCAGGTGATCGCCTTGTTAGTCGCATCGGTTGGTTGAACTGCACCGCTCAGTTGCTGGGTAGACCCCGCGACCAGAGAAGCAGTTGCAGGGGTAACCTCAACGCCGGTTGCCGCGATGGAGTCAGCAACTTCAAATACGACGGTATCAGCGTCGTAAACCTTCCACTCTCCAGAGAAGGTAGAGATATCGTTGGTACCGAAGTCACCAGACCATGACGTGGTGTTCATGTAGCCCTGGATGTAAGTGCCAGCGTTCTCACCCGCGAAGTCGAAACGCACCCACAGGTTAGGCTGACGGCCCGCCTGAACTTCGTCAAAGATGTACTTCGACAGACGCCACGCGCCGATCTCGTTATCTTTATCCGATTTGCGAAACTCACCTTCACCGGAGATCGTCAGATCCATATTGTTGACCAGGTTCTCCACCAGCCCTTTAGCATCATCTGCCTCGGAGTTGATGGTGTTCATCGAATAGTCGATGCCCTTGGTCGTCATAGCGCCGAGACGCTTCCACTCGGAAAGCGCTGGCACTGCGTCGGGGCAGCCAAAGGCCATGCGTAGCACAGCTACTTTCCCGATCAGCTTGCCAAAATCATTAGCACAGCCTTGCATGTGTACCTCTCAAATAAAAAAGGCCGCCGGATGGCAGCCTGATGGGTTGGTGATGGGTTTAATCGCCGTATACGCACATGAACTGAAGTCGGAAGACCAGGCGGCCCTCTTCGGTCAGGATAGGTGCAGGCATGTTTCCGAGGTTTTGAATAAGGCCAAGGCATTCGTCGGCAATGTCGTTCTGTTCGACATAATTGATAATTTCCTGAGTTTTTTCAGCAGCTGCGCGGCGTTTATCCTTGGCGGAAATGACATCCACCAGCACGTAGTGGTCCGATCCGAGGTCATTTCGAATGTCGGTACCGCCGTTAGGACGGAACACGATGAATGCGTCGGTTAACTTCGTTGTGTCGTCCCAAGCCAGCAACTGAACTATGAAGCCAGTGGTAAGCCCGGCATCAACGAAGTAGTTACGCACGCGCTCATACATGGCAGGTGTCATACTGAAAGCTCCTTGCGCATTACGGCATTAATCTGGCTGCGGGTGTCTTCAAATCCTTTAGTGAGGAACTCTTTCTGCGCGGTGGCCCGGCGGAATGTTTGCGGAACATTCGGGTCATGAACGAATACGGCATAGTTCGCGGAGTATCCCACTCGACCGGTGAGTCGAACGCCGTTGTTAATCAACTCCCGATATTGGCTATTAAGCAGCGTTGAGGTGTCGATCGGCGTATAAAGCGCGGCCTGTGAGCAGCCGATTATCATTGCTGACTGAAGCGCCCGGACAACCTTGCGCCCTTTCACGTCGTTAATGATGCGATTTAGCCTGGCTTTCGACTGCTTAACGCCGCGCACTTTAATGCCCATGGCTACACTCCCGTCAGGATGGCGTAATCATCCGCCAGTCGCTCGAACGTGTCGGCGTAACGGATAACCTGCCGCACCTCGTCGGCGCCGGCCACAACCGGGTCGACCTCGGTCGAAACGCCAATCAGCAGATAATCACCAGCGGCCGCCAGCGCGAACTCCGTCCAGACGGTGTTCTTCACGACGATTTCAGCTCCAAGGCTGGCTAACTTCTTGCTGAGACCGCCCTCGTAATCACAGAGGATTTGCTCAGGATCGGAATAGCCCAGCGGATCGCCGTATTCGTCATTACCTTCCAGCTTGCGCCAGATGGTCGCTGTAGCGGTGTAAGACCAGTTTGCAACACTCGACACGCGTTACTCCTTTGGCACCGGAATGCGCTCAATCTCAAACCACTCGATATTCAGCGCATTGACCTGCTGGCCTTTACCGACCGGCACGAAAAGACCTATGACATCACCGCATTCCAGCTGCAAATACCGCTCAATGACGATTGGTGAAACCACTGTCTCGCTGAAAGTTTTAGCTTCTCCGGCAACGCGGAAAACTACCGTCACATTCAACGCGCTAACCATGCTTTTTACAGTTGCCATATTTCACTCCTTCCAGCGCAGCACCTTCGCGCCGGTCGCCCGGATGCGCTCACAGTTGATATGCCACTCACCGTCCGATTTCACGTAGCCGGTAGTCTCCCGCCCGGTGTCCGTTTGCACCCATACGCGAGACAACGCTTTTGGCTTGCTCACCGTTACCGGTTGCCATTCCATCAGCAGCCCCCGACGACAGCAAAGAACCCGACAGAATTACCCGCGCTGATCGGCAACTCACCGGTGCAGCCGCTGGTATCGAGCCGCGCCAGCGAGTCGCGCAACCAGGTAATGCTGTCGTTACCATATTCAAACGAGCGGGACGCGCCGGACGGCGCACCCTGTGATTTGATGCGGCGCGCACCAGACGACGTAGCCATAAGCGCGGCGGCATACATCAGGATCAGCTTCGCGGTGCAGTCGTCATACCCAGCGCCATCGAGGCACGGGATAATCTTGTTCACCACGCAGAGGATCGGCGTAAGCAAGGCATCAGGTATGGCGTACCCCAACTCAGCGAGGAAGCCTTTAATTTCTTCTGGCGTAAGCGGGGTTGCCATGGTTATTTCGCCTTTTTCGATTTAGCGGTGGTGTCTGCCTGCTCTGCCTGCTCTGCCTGCTCTGCCTGCTCTGCCTGCTCTGCAGGATTATCGCCCGGCGTCGCCACTTCAAGTTCCAGCTCACCGACTTCACCGATAACAGACACCCGGCCTGCGAACGCTGGCGGAACGGATGCCGCAATGAACTCGTGACCTACAGGAAGTTGCTGGAATACGCCGTTAATCGTTCCCCAGCATCCAGTCTTCTCGACTTTTAACTTTTTCATGCTCTCTCCCGAAGAAAAGGGGCCGAAGCCCCTTAACCCTGTGCGTTGAACACTTTAGAACGACCGTTGAAATCGCGCTTAATCTGCAGACCGACAGCACTCCAGACCAGAGAGTTGTAGTTATCGAACGGATTCTGGCGCGGGATCATGAAGGTACCCACTGGCGCGGCGATGCGCGTCTTGATGTACTGAGAATTTCGCACGTAAGCGACGAAGTGGTTACCGGTCAGCTTGAAGGTCTGATTAATAGACTCAATGCGACCATAGCGCAGGATGTATTCCAGCACCGTTCCTTCCTTGAAGCCTGCGGCATTAGAATACGGCTTGTTCAGGTTGCGCATGATGTCAGGAGACACCCAAACTTTAACCTTCTCCTGCACATAATTATCATCCAGCAGCTTAGCAAACGGACCAGTGAAGAAGGCTACTGATTGGTCAGGAGTCGAGGTGGTCAGGTCGATATTCAGACCGGATGCACTCAGGTCAACCTGGTTGGTGTTGGCGTGGTTGGTAATACCTGCACCGACATAGCCCTTAACCTTCACTTTCACGTCACCGGAAAGCATGTAGTCGGCCATATCTGCGCGAATTGCAGCAACATGAGCTTCCTGGTCATCGGCCATTGCATCGAGGTTTTCGGACTGCATCCCGTTCCATTCACGCCATTCACGGCCGTATCCAGTGTTGAAGATCGGGATTGGGTCACCAGCTTCGTCGTAGATGACTTTATCCAGCTCTTCCGGAACGTGGCCAGTCAGTGAGCGATGAACCTTGCCAGCGTCACTGGAAACGCGGTAAAGAGCCGCAGTTTTACCGATGGAGATCGGTGTACCGAGACCGAGCAGATCATCCAACAGGCCGTTGCCCTCGTCATTACGGAAGACTCGGGTGGTGATGTTGTCCACTTCGCGCCAGTAGTCTTTGGAGATCAGCGCGGCCTGGTTAACTTCCAGCGCGCCGCCGTACTGGGCGGAAATGGTGTTCTGGTTGATGTTGAAGGATTCACGCTGCATCAGCAGCTGATTCCACGCCTGCTTCACCTGGTTGTGCTCGGTGATCAGCTTTTTGTTGAATACGATCATGCTCATGCTGTTGCTTTCCCTGATTTGCGAACTTTCACGAGCTGAGCTTCAGCGCCAACGGTGATTTTTTCGCGTGAAAAGAAGAGGACTTTGTCGGTCGCCGGAGTTGCTGATTTTGAAAGGGTGCCATCTCCAGCAGAGATAAGACCTTCGTTCTCCAGCAGGACCTCACCAGCTTTGACCAGCATGTGGTAATCCACATCGTCTTCGCACATGATGGCCGCGCCGGTATCACCGGCAGGAACCGCGTCGCGAATGTCACCGCCGCCGATATAGTTGTGCTGAAGAGCCAGAGCAACGCCTGCACCACCAGCGACATTGTGAACCGCCAGTTTCCCGGTGCTGTCGAGCATTACCAGTGAGCCGGGCTTCACGGCCGCCGCCATGATTGCTTCAATGACCTGCGGGTCATTCTTACGGGCCGGGCCCGCGATTACGGTATGGAAACGAGGTGCGAGAGCCATTATTCAGGTGCCTCCATGTTAAGGATTTCACTCTGAGCGCCATTCCCCTGGAATGCAGGGTTCAGACCGGTACTGGTCTGGCACTGTGAGTACAAGTCGTTCAGCGCGTCGCCAGCCAGCGAGTTGATCGCAGCTTCGGTCATGAACGAGAATTTCGCTTTAACCGCATCACGCTTGGTTTTCAGGTCGCTTTCAGCGTTCGCCTGCAGCTGAGTTTCCAGCTTGCTCAGCTTTTCGTTCAGCGGGGTGAGCGCGACATTAACAGCAGCAGTAATCACATCAGAGTTGATCTGAGCCTGGCCCTGGTCGCCGCCGCCATCTTTCTTCTGCATCTTCTGGTTGTAGGCATCCCAGACCTGATCGTCGGTCAGCCCCTCGGTTTTAACGCCTGCGGCATTGAGCGCGGCGATCATCTTCTCTTTCATCGGGTTTGTTTCTCCGTTGGTTTTGACTTCGTACTCAGTTGGTTTGCGCACGACTTCTACTGGATCGCCGACAAGCGTTACGACCTTGTCAGAGATGAGGTACTTCTGGTCGAAGAGCTTCGGCTTGGCGTTTTCGCCATCCTCTTCGTAAACGAAATGGTCAGGCCAGACGCTGACGACGTATCGCCACTTCTTGTCGTCCTGCTTGATGGACATACGCAGCGCCTGGTAGATGTCGTCGAATGACATCTCTGAAGCGTTGCTGATGAAGAACTTCACTTTGTTCCACCAGCCGTCTTTCATGCTGTTGGCGGCATCAATGAGGCTCGTCACTTCAACATCAGCCTCTTGCCCGTCAGCGTTGACGAACATGCCGACGCCTTCATCCGGCGTACCGGCGCCTGGCTCGTCGAGCAGGATCGCGATGTGGTCGAACTGCATGTTGTGAGCGACCCAGGAGTATTTCTTCTGCTTCGACTCCCCGGCCTTTTGCTCTTTATTCAGCAGCAGTCCGGTGGAGACATGAATCGGGTCGGCGTTATTGCCGGAAATCATGTCGTCCAGGCGCTGAATAAGGCGCTTACCGTCAGGCTTGGTATCTGCCACGGCCTTATTGACGTAAACGTCCATCACGACCTTGTCGTTGGCCTTGCTTACATTCTGAGCCCATGCCCCGGCGTAGTAATCGTTGACCGCCTGTGGGTCGTTGGCGCTGACGTATTTGCCGTTCACCATCGGGTGGCCGATCGGCATTAACTTGCGCTCCATCGTCTGGTAGCTGTTGTTAATCTCCTCCGCCGGGTACAGGCCGCCATTCATCACAATGTCATCGACGATCGGGACCGCACCACGAATGACGTAGTGTTCCTGGCCGTTGATGGTGGTAGTTGAGATGTTGGAGGCGTTGATGGCGAGGGATTTAACGTGGATGCTGGATAGCTTCACGTTGCGTCCTCTTAATGAAGTTTGTTTTTTCGCGCCTGGCGGAGTTGCTTCTTGGTGGGCTTAACAGGGAACCACCAACAGGTTTCGAATTTAATAATTTCTCCTGATTGGCTTACCGACTCGGTCGGCTTTGAATAAAGCCAACCATATCCATACAGAGTAGGATCATGCTTAAGTGTCCACATATGGGCCTCATTGGTGGGTTTAGGCTGCTTTAGCCCATTGTTTACGTTCGGCTGCCAGCTTATCCCTCAGCCCTTCGTTGAAGATGCTGCCGTCGTCGTTGAGTAGCACCGGAATCTGGCTGCAGTAGCAGTTGTACCGGTTGCCGTTCTCGGCGTAGAAGTCGCGCACCTCTTCGGTGGTGTAGACCTTGCCGTGACGGCTGGCGTGCCAGGTGCGCGTAGTAGGCTTGAGCGCTGACAGCCACAGAAGGCCGGTATTCAGCCCCAGCCGGTCAGCAGCCCAGTCCGTTTCGTTCCACTGAGCCTGCCGCAGCGCGCCGACCTGCTCAGTCTGAGCGATGGTCTTGGCCTTCGACATTGAAACATCGAGGCGCTTACTGATGACGCTGGCAGTCTCGCGAGGATTCACGCCGCGCGCTACCGCATCGGTGATGATGTTGGTCAGGTCGCCACGGGCAGTGTCGCTGATTACCTTCCAGTCACTGAACGTTGTCAGCCTGGCAGCCGCCACCTGATTAAGGTGACCGGGGCTGCTTAAAAGCTGCTGAAGCGTCGTCTGGCTGGCGTATACCTGCGACTGCTGCGAGAGGTTGTTGAAGGCCTCCAGCGTGCCGCGCTGCGCTTCTGCAACAACGTAATCCATCGCCCAGAGGTTTTGCTCGCCACCTTCCAGCAGATGGTCATCGAGAATAGCCTGCACCGCCTCAAGCAGGTCCGCCAGTTCCTGCTCCGACATGTCATAGATGAACTTACCAGCGTTGACCTGGTAGAGCCGTATGTCCGCGCCGTTGTCGTGACACAGGAAGTGCCAGTTGTGGCTGTTAACCTCTCGCTGTCTCCCGGTCATGCGCTGGTCAAACAGAGCTTTCAGCGCGCGCTTAATGCCGAGATACCGTTCCTCGATATCCCGGAACATCGCGGTTACCTGCTTTGCCGATCGGGTCGGGTCAACCTTGCTGCGCGGAACTATCGGCAGGCCCACCTTTGCCGTCTGTTCTGGTGTCATCGGCCAGTGGATCATCGGTAGTCACCTTCTCGTCCGGTTTTGGTGGTTCTTTTGGCTCCGGCAGCGGGTCAAGACCAACAACTTCGCGCAGCTCATTGGCTGTAATCGGCGGCTCGCCGCCATAGAAGCCAGTGGTTTTCTGCACGATGTCGGCGAGTTTCGAAGCATTCTCGATCTTCTCTTTCTCACCTGGCGCCAGCAGGTCACTCCACGAGATAGTGACCTCGCCTTTGGTCGGTGGGTCGATAATTCCAAGCGTCCAGAAACGCTCCAGCAGCGCGGTGATTCGGTCCGTCAGGAAGCCATTACGCCGCGTGTTTCGACGAATAGCCCAGTCCGTTTTGTCCTCGTCGCTCGCCAGTCGCCCGGTCTGCTGACCAAACAGTATGGTGAATGGTATTTGCACTGATGCTGCCAGTTCGTTCGCGGTTACTTCCCATGTTGGACCAGGGTCGCCAGGCGTAACGCTCAGTACGTGCATTTGCCCGGCCTGCATTACAGCCGCTGCGTCGGTGCCGCGGTTAAGCTTGTTGACCTTGTCGCCCATCGCCTCGCCAAGATCGGCATAGCCAGCCTTTTTGGCCTGGTCTGCCAGCGTGTTCATATCGGTTTCTTTGCTGAACTCGACGGCAATCTGGCGGCTTGCGTTCTTCAGGAAGCCCTCAGCACCACCACCGGACACCTTCTCAAGGTCAAGGCCTTTGTTGTAGCCTGCCTCCAGCAGAGGAATGCCAGACAACACGTTATCGTCCTCAGAGCCTTCGCAAAACAGAATGACGCGGCTCGGATGCACCGGTTCTCCGCGCATCGGACCGACAAAAGTCTCATCACCTACCGGCTGCTCGTTGAAGTTGAACATCTTCGGCTGGCCGAAAGTTTCAGACTGGCGATCGTTATCCCATTCAGCGACAGTTAATTGCGGCTCCCATACTGGGATAAGTTTTACCAGAGCTGACTCACCCATGTATTTCACCAGCATGGTATCTACTGGCTCGTCCCATGGCTTATTATCTTTCACCTGCAGAAGCAGTGCGGAGTAACGCCCGACCATATTGCGGCGATCGGCATCCTTCACCTTCGGCCACAGCTTCTTCATGAACTTGGTGACTTTCTTTTCCCAGGCGTTTGTTTTCTCCGCCTCCTGCGCTTCATCACCGTCAACAATGACCGGATAGTCCTGCCAGCATCCATCCAGCAGACGATGCACTACAGCGAAGCCAGCGGCGTTGCGGCGGTACATGTTGTAGAAGTCGTTGAAAGTGATAGTGCGCGGGTAGCCAAACTCCTGGTAAAGCGTCGGGCGCTTCGTGTTCCCACCACCTAGACCGATGGCATTCAGGTAATTCGCTCGCCTCATTTCAGTGGCGAGGCTGTTCACAGCCATCTGAAGGCCGTTATCTTGTTCGCTCACTGGCGATGCTCCTTAGAAGAATACTGTGCCGATCTGCTTGCGGTTGTTCTTCGTCACTGCGAAGTAACGGAAGCTGTCAGCACCGTGCGAGGTGGCGTCATGAAGGGGTTTATCTTTCCAGCAGCCGCGCTTGTCGTCCCACTCTTTCCGGTAGCCCTCAAGGTGAGCGATACCCTCAGAGCACTTCTCCTCGTCGAATACACAACGCGGGAGGATTTCACGCGCCGACTCAATGCCGGTATCGATGCCGGCTTTCGGCACCACTTTGAAATTCAGTGAGTACATCTGACCATCGATTACGTAACCTTCACGCGCAAGCTCTTTGCGTGACTTAGCATCAGCGGCAAACTCGCGGTTTTCAATGTCGTGCGGCCCCCAGTGCTCTCCGTACTCATAGCCACGGTCTTTCAGCACCTTCATGTAGTGCCTCAGCCCCTCTCCGGAGTTTTCGTAGTAGTCGATGATGTGGAACTCTTCGCCAACCTCGCGAACGAACCAGATCGCCGTGGAGTCACCCACACCGATATCCCAGAACGTGTGTACCGGGAGATGCGAGTTATCTGGGATTTGGCCGATCCGCTTATTGGTGTAGAGCCAGCGGAACTGTTTGGCGTAATACGCGCCCTCGACTGACTGCTGGAACGCCTCGGCCGGAATGGTCGGGTATTCGCGCTTCATGTCATCGCCGAGCGTTTTCTCTTTGGCGTAGTACCAGGCTTTCTGGCGGTCGTTAACGACTACGCCGTGCTTCGCCTCCATCTCAGCAAAGTACTCAAGCAGGCGCACCGGCAGTGATTCCACCGGGTCGATTGCGTACTGCGGATTCTTCCACCAGGAGAAGAAGAAAAACTTCCAGTCCAGTGCGGATAAGGGCTTACTCTGCAACAGTGCTTTCTCTGCCGCCTGGCAGTAATCGAAGAAGTAACCCGCCCGCCCCTCTGCTGTGCTCTCGATAGTAGCGAAGCATCCCGTCGATACCGCCTCAAACGCACCAGTGACGATCTCACGGGCTTTGTCCGGATACTTGGCGCATATCTTTCCAAACTCGGAAACGTGAAGGTAGCGCAGCGTACCACCACGAAACGACGTGCTGACGTATAGCGAGCCGCCCTTCTTAAAGACCAGCTCACCAGACGAGTCATTGCTCGCCGGGTTGGCCGCCTTTATCTCTGCTGGCAGCTTGTCGTATGCGTACTTCACCTTTTCGCGGAACAGGCGCTTTGCGTCATTCAGCGTATGGGCGATCAGCGCGCATTTAGCCGACTCGAACAGGGCCGCGTCGAGCTGGATGATGCACACTTCAGTCGTGAAACCGAGCTGACGTGCTTTCAGGATAATGTTGCGGGTGTGGATCCCCTCGAAGTATTCCCGTTGTTCAGGCGTCATCCTGAAGCGGGTCGGCTTACCCTCTTTGTCGGTGATCCAGTAAAGATTGTTCAGCCGCCAGTCTTTATTGGACAGCAGCTTGAGGTGCTCAGGTTTCATTACGCCCCCTGAGACAATGTATCCATCAGGTCCGAAAGTTGCTTAACAGAGTTGTCGCCTTCCGGCCCGTCGATGTCGTAGGCCTGACGCTCAAGCCCGATCAGATTCTTCAGCGCGTCACTCAGTGCCTTAACCGACTTAACGCGCTCCGGCATGCTGATGACCTTGTGGTAAATCTCATTGAGCTTATCCTGACCTTTGTCGTCGGGGTCGAACATCAACTCTCCGAGCATCTCCAGCGCGGCCACGTCTGCGCACTCCGCACCAAGCTCATCAAACAGGGCTTTCGTTATCTGCCTGGCTCGCTTAATGTCGCCGCGATGCTCCATGCGGACGCTGGCTATTACCTCTGCCGTCGCCTCAATGAGTACGCGTTCGTTAAAAGTAACTTCACTGCGTACCTGTTTGCGTACCTCTGCTTTGCGTACCAGATCGTCAGCGCGTTCTTTCACCTTCGCATTGAGGTCACGCGACCAGTCGTCACGCTTGGCACGCTTACGGATAGCGCCTTCGCTTATACCGTGTTGTGATGCTATTTCTCGGAGGGACATCACTCCGGCCCGGTACGCCGTCTCGATGGCCTCCCAGTCCGGTTTGCTCATTCGTTACTCCGTTATCTCTTTACAGGCTCATACTTCAACTTCTGGCTAATGCCATACTTAACGATGAAGTTACCCACCTTTTGGTAATCAGGCTCGCACCGCATCATCAAGCAGAGCAGTGTCAGCGTCTTGATGTAAACGGGAAGCCACCACCTGCTTTTGATTTCAACTGACAGTCTGCTCGTCGCCATTGGTGTCTTCCTCTGCTGGTACTGGCGTGAACTCCACTCGCTTTACATCGGCAGGAGCGAAATACAGCCACTGGCCCGTTTCAGTCGCAAGCGGCACAAAGCCGTTCACCAGCTCAGGCTGACGTCGTGACATCTTGCCCGTGAAGGTTTCGCCTGTTTGGGTGGTTAGCGTGATTTGGTAGATTTCGGACATGATTACCTCTTTGCCTTGTCGCAGCTGTTGCCCTGCTTATCAGAAGTGCTTAGCCACTTACGGCTTACCCGTCAGCAAGATGTGATCACCGCCTTATTGGGGTTGAGCAATCTTTCCTTGTCGAGAGGATTCGATTTTTCTGATGGCTGATTTGTCGAGGTTGCATTGCCCAAGCGCCGTATAAAGCTGAGCGTTTAACTCCAGGCTTGCCTGCCAAGTGAATGGAATCTCCATTCCAGGGATCGGCGTATCTGCGGTTAGGTCAGCGCTTATCGGAACTACTGGGGCTGGAACGTAAACTGTCTGCGTATTCCCGCAGGCTGTCAGCAGCGGAAGAAGGAACAAGCTGGTTAGCGCACGGATCGCCTTCAAGCGCCTGCCTGATGTAGACAATGCGCGTTTCACCCTTTTTAGCCAGTTCGTTCTTTGCATTCTGATTATCCTGTGAGATATCACGGATGAGGTTCATCGTGGTGATCACGTTGTTGGTGATCGCCTCTGATTTGTCGGCCCGGACCGTCGCTTTATCGCGTTGGTCTTTGTAGGTGATGGCGTTATCTCGGTAGTGGTTCACCTTGAACGCCAGCACGCCGATTAACGCCACCACCAGCAGCTGCAGCCAGTAACGCTTTACCAGTGTGCCAATCACGATAGAAACAGAGCGCGCTCCGCCTCACGCCGACGGGTAAGCCCATTCAGGACCTTGCCACCTGCTTTATTCCAGCGCAGGAATTCATCTGCAGCTCCCCTCACATCTCCATCATTCAGCTTTCTCAGAAGAGTAGATGTTGATAGTGCTCGTGAACCGACGTTATAAGCGAATGAAACCAGGGCATCGAACTGCCCCTGAGTTAATTTAACCTTTGCCATTTTGAGAACGTCATTCTCATAACTCACCAGGCCAGTTTTTAACAGACGATCAGCTGTTTCCTGCTTAATAGTCATTCCAGGCTTAATTGGCTTTCCATCTACAGGATGAGTCCACCCATAGCCAATGGTCCATGGATCACCACCAGTTCCAGGATCAGGATATGCAGTAAGACTGCACCCCTCGAAACCCTTAATATTCTTTATTCCTTTCTCACTGGTTTGCATTTTTCATCCCCGTCAGACGTTCCCAGAAGTACGTCAGTGCAACGGAGCCCATTGCCCCGCTAATTCCTGACGTAACCAGAATCATGTAAAGGCTAAGCCCGCTTTCAACGCTGATCAGGCCACCAATGAGACCGGTAAAGCCGGATACTGCGATTTGCGCCAGCGCGTTGATCCAGCTCCAGGTGGCTTTGTTCTGCTTCACGTCAATAAGGTATCGGACCAGGCCGCCCCAGCATGACAGAGCAAGGACAATCAGCCATGACACTCCGGCAATGCTTTCTTTATCTTGCATACGTTTAGCCATATCACCTCCGAAGGAACGGGGTGCTGTGTGTTGTAGGGTCAGGCCCTCGGGCTGGATTTAACAACGAGGCATGTCGATGATGATTCCCGGGGCCTGAAATAAAAAACCCGCTCGCGGCGGGAATGTGAGAGTGTGGCAATGTCAGCTCTGCGGCTGAAGATACCCTGGCTGGGTTTTTGGTGCCGGTTAACGGATTTGAACCGCTACCCATTCGCTTACAAGGCGACCGCTCTACCATTAGAGCTAAACCGGCGAATTTGGCGGGACAGGAAGGATTCGAACCTTCGACCATTCGGTTAACAGCCGAACGCACAACCGCTGTGCTTCTGACCCTGAAACGAAAAAGCCCCGCATAATGGCGAGGCTTGGTGTTCTGATAGGTTAAACGCAAAAATGGCAACCTACACTAAATATAATGCTCATTTGTTCATTGAAAAGCAAGCACGTTATCAACTTTTTTTGCTACTTTCTTCACACTATCGCGACAGATGAAAGCATTTTGCAGTGGTTGATACAGACAATACAGCGAGGCATTGAGGACATCCTTCACCTCGCGACGGATGGTTGAGATACTTGGTCGCTTATACTGATTGCCTGCTCTGGTTCTCATCAGGCGCGGTGAGCAAACTGCGTACTGCCATGTGGCGATGCTAATCTCACTGGAATTACAGACGTAGTATGCAAAAACCACCCTCCAAGCATTTTCATCGATGTTCTTCAGGTAATGGCGGATCACTCCATCAATCAGCATGCCATCGTCATCACTGCAGACTGGTCGGGATGATTCCTGCGGCTGAACGGTAGCCATGAACTTCGCTATCATGTTTATCATGGACTTGTCGATTTTCCCTGTTTGCGTCCAGGCACCCCATAACTGGAGCCACTGGTCAATCCACTGATGCTGATCTTTAGTTAATTCCAGTTTCATGAGGATGCCCCTGTTTTCTGATAGATGCGGAAGAAGTTACGGAGGATGCGGTAATCCACCAGTACGGATCCCGGGCGTCGGTAGATGCGCAGGCGCTGCCAACGAGTGCGGATTATTTCGATCGTTTCTGGCTTCATGCAGCCACCTCCATGACTTGCGCATAGCTCAGATATTGCCCCCAGCAACTAACCAGAACCCGTGCTTTCACAACTGTCTTCTCTTCATTGCACCACCGGCAGAACCAGTTAACAGCGCATTCCATTTCTTGCTTAACCTTGTCGGCATGATCTAAATGCATCGGGTAGACAACATCATCGAAAATAGCCGCCGTAGTCATTGGGTACTGGATTTTGCTCATGCTGCCTCCCGCTGTTTCAGTGCTTTGAGCTTGGCGCGGTAATGCGCGGCCAGATCATCGAGTTCTTCTCGTGTCCATTTCTTTGCTTCGTGTGGACCCATCAGTCGGTCATATGCTTCCTGACCAATCTTCTTGATTAAGCGCGGTCGGTATTCCCCAATGTTCCCTGACAGGTATGAGTTACACGCCTCACACTGGAGGTGGCAATTTGACTCGTCGTATCTGGTTTCTGGCGATGCGCCGACAGTGCGGAAGTGTCCGGCATTCATCTTGGCGCCGGAGGTTCTCTCGCAGCTGATGCATGGCTGCCCTGCATCACGCTGGCGAATAAACGCGTTAAACGCCTTCTGGGCGCGTTCGTGGAATTTACTGAGTGGTTGTAGCGCCTTCTTGCGGATCTTCAGTTCTCGGCGTTCCTGTTGAGCCTCCTGCTTACGCTTCCGCTCTGATTCGGCTTTCTTCCTGGCGAGAATGCGCTGGCTGTACTCGTAACCATGATCAGGACAGCACCACCAGACGTTATCGTAGGTGGCGGTGAACTTCTCTTTGCAGACCTTGCAGGTTCGACGGGTTGGTTTACGCATGACTCCTCCTCGCCGCGAGGCGCAGCCATTTCTGATCCACCAGGCGAGCGGTGTAGCCTTTCAGAGTTGGGATGTCGGACGGCTTAACCACTGGCTTACGCTTGCGGCGCGCCGGAACGCGGAAGATTTCGTTGGCGATGACGCGGGAAAGTGGAGTAGACATCAGGCCTCCTGCTTATCGCGCAACTGCTGGTATTCGCAGCCGTTCGGAATAGTCAGCGCCAGGCCGAACTGAGCACACCACATTTCAACCTTGACCAGGAAGATATGCATTTCCCCGGTATCGAGATCGGCGGTGTGGCGTGGCTCCCAGGTCGTGGTTTTCTCGCCAGTGATGAAGTCGGTGTATGTCACCTCTTCGCTGCCGAGATAGGTTTTTTTGAGGTTTCGCTTAACCCAATCAGGGGTGGCGTCGGTGCGTCCGGAGGCAATCAAGTATTCACTGATTTCCGTGTACCACATGTGGCTGAGCGCGTTCTGTGAAAGGCTGCGCTTCTCTCGCCACTCCTTCACCATCAGGCGCAGAGGTTTACCTGATTCGAGTTGTTCCTGGAGTAGTTTGCCGACGGCTGAGAAGTTGCCAGCATGCAACTTGATACCGCACTGAGGGATACTCATACGCCACCTCCGGGAGGTAACGCAGAATGCAGAAAATCGCAGGTGCCGCTAAGCATCTGTGACAAGGTGAGGAGTTCAGATTGTGGTCGCATTTAAGTCCCCTTAAATGCGCAGAAGTCACCAATGGGTGTTCAGGCCATCAGCAAAGAAAGTATGGACGGTTGATTCAACAAAATCAACTGAAGAGAAAGGCCTCCGAAGAGGCCTGAATTTTGTGCGTCAAAGCGGTTTTACGTCGCGCTTAGCCTCGGGCCGATGAATGCGGATCGTCATTCCACTGTGGGTGGTGATCACAATGCTATCCCCAGGATTGATATCAGCCAGATCAAAAGCCTCGTAAAACGAATCCATGGCTAGGGTTTTCTCGTCTTTCCGGTTCCACCAACGCCAACAACGGCGAAAAAGAAAACCAATAAACCAGCTATACGCTTTGGCTACCAGGTAAAACCATGCGATCACCATCGTTGTGAAAAATAACCAGTCCGTCGCGCTGAAGTTTTTGAGTTCATCCATCACTTCACCTCCTGCTTCGGTGCTGCTGGCTGAATTACCTCCTGTAGGGTGTGGCTTAATTGCTCTCGTAACTGCTGACAGCCATGATATTTAGCTGCTGTATCACGGAGTCTATTCACCAGTTCTCTGTAAATATGCGGAGGCAACTTGTAAGCCTTCGTTACAGGTTCAACCATATTGTTGTAGTCACCGGAATGGTCAACCATAGCGAGCTTATCCTCGGTATGGTTGGTTATCGCTTCCTGAAAGCGTTCAAGCTCCACGTACTCCTGACATGACCAACCGCCATCAATGAAATCACGAGCTTCAACAGCGTCGAAAGTGAATGATGTTTCGCTTCCAGTTGGTGAGGTTAAGCCGTACAGGTCTGCTACCGGCTTAAACAGCGTGACTGGAATATTTTCTGGAATATTTTGCGGTGCACTTTGTGGTTGTTCGGCACCCTGAAGCATGGCTGCGCGATAGGCGTTCCAGCCGACAGCTTTTCCGTGTTCAAACGCGCTGTCAAAGTCATCATCCATTTCCATCGCATCAGGCACAGATACCGGGGCTGGCGGGGCGGTGTAAAAATACTCATCCTCAATCCCATCAACGGGCTTTGAGAAGCCGATAAAATCACCATAATGCCAAGGATAGGGGCCGTATGGTTCAGAGGTCACACGACGCCACCGGTGAATGGCAGGCTCCGCTTCGAGCGATGCCAGCGCGATACGCGCCAGCTCGTGTACTTCCCACTGCTCTGCATTGGCCTGACAATTACTACCTTCAGAATTGAACTGAAGGAGGTTTGCGATGCGCTCTTTGGTAATAGTGCTCATGGGTTTTCCCTCAGCCATCTCTTCATCGGTTTCCCATAAAACGCGCGCCTGTCCCTCACAGACCTGAATGACACCGCCACGACCGCAAGAATTGCATTTAACGGCATCGTCATCCCACAAGGCACTTTCGTTTCCGCGAGCGGTCTTTACTGAGTGTGATTTGTTGCCACAACGGCATTTGTTGAGCCAGCCAATGGTGAAAGTTTTCATGATGCCTCTCCTTTACCGGCTGCGGCGGCCGACTCTTCATAGGCGGCTTTGGATGCATTCAGAATGGCCGCCAGCGGTGTGTAAGCACCTCCGGCCGTGATTGTGTTGTGAATGCCAGCCATTGCCTCGCGAAGATTGCTATGGCTGGTTGACAGCTCAGCAATCCGCTTGCGTGCCGCTGTGAGTTCTGCCATGTGCTCACGGAGGCTGTCAGTTGCTGCTTCCAGCTTGTCCCAGTCAGGATTGAAGTTTGCCAGCTGCGCGAGCTGGTCTTTCAAAAAGCTGATGCTCTTGTCCCTGGCTTCCAGCTCATCCAGCAGCGCCAGGACGGTTTCTGGAGTTGAGCAGCGCAGATAGTGGAACCATTCATCCTGGGTATGGTTATCTGTGCTGGCCTTTTCCGCCGCTTCACGCAGCGCCTGTTTGTCGATGTTGCTCATTGGGCGGCCTCCTGGCTATCTGCGAGCACTAAGCGCCCATCACAAAGCGCCTTGATGATTTCCTGATATTCCCACCCGAAGTACATGCTCTCGACGTAGACACGCAGAGGTGGATAATCATGCTGCTTACGGCGAATGAAAGCCTCTGCTGCTTCACGGGTAAAGTGAGCGTTGATGTTCTGCCACTCTTTACGAGTCCCACATACAGTGTGTCCGTCAAGGTCAGCCAGCACTTCCCACTGAGCGTCTTCATCGAGATCGGTAAAGGCTGTATCGCACTGGTCAATGCAGAAGACGTTTAACTCTTCCTGCTTCTGTTCATCCAGATCATCCCAATACTCTTGCGGGCAATCCCATTCAGCATCGTCGTAATGGACTATCTTCGCTTCGCCGTACTCTTCTGCCAGGCCATAAATGGTTGCCCGCTTCTGAACCATGAAAATTGGATCGGCGGTAGCATGACGATTTACGCCCTCACCACGATGGTGGTACTTCAAGCGCTCAATGAAATCAGCGAAGGTTTCTGGCGTCAGTTTTGCGCCATCTGCGATTGATTTGCTCATAGCGCGGCTCCTTTGCGGAACGTTGATACAAAAGCCGCTGCACCTGCAGCACCACTACGCAACTCAGGTGGCAACGTTTCGGTCATTTCGTTAAATCGTGATTCGAGTTCGTCGATTAACTCGTTTCGTGCCTGCGCCCGCACTTCAGCTAGGAAAGCGTCGGTCGCCGGGGTTTCTGTGTTAGCCAGCACCAGTGGAACACCGCGCCACTTATCCGCCTCAGCCTGGTCTATGGTTACCTCGCTGGTCATTCTGATATACCAGGCTTTAGGATCCTGATTCTTCAGCCCAGAATTCTCCGCCGCCAGCGCAGCGCACTTAGCCTCCAGATTCTGCATTGTGATATCAGCAGAGCGGAATTCGCGTTGTGACTCTTCGGCACGCACATACTGCACTTCAAGTTGAGTAGCCAGATCGCTAATCAGTTGCGCCAAACTGCGCACGTCGACAGCACCGCATGATGCTTTCAGTTCAGACGCGCGCTCATGTCCTAACTTCACTAACTCAATGATGTTTTCTTGTGCTATTTGTTTCATGCTGATGCTCTCCCGTAAAACGCCAGAATTCTCTTCATCGCCGCGCTTTTTCGACATTCGTTGAATATTCCATTGGTGCAGCTGCGCGCGGTATTAGCTTGCTCTTCCGGCGTCGCCAGGCGATAAGTCACCGTTCGCCAGACCTTACTTACACGCACTATCTTGCGGGCCCGCTCCAGATCGATAGCGTTCTTCGTGATGCAGTTGATGGTCATGCCGCACTCTGTGGCCACATCCTTCGCTGTGAAGGTCCGGTGCGTTTCGAGATAACGCAGAATTGCCTGTTTGCCTTTCATTGGATAAGCCCTCTCTCTTTCCCGCGCAGATACTCTTCCCATAGCCATTGAGCCGGAGTCAGAGCGCCGAGTGTTGCTGCGTTTGGCATGCACCCGAAGCTTTTTCCTTCCGGGTGATAACCGGCCTGACGGCTCACGTGATTTGTCGGGATCACTTCATCAGAATTCTCGAGCGCCAGTACCGGAGACGGTATTTTTTCCCCACCCGCAACTTTCAGCGCCCATTCCTCAAGTTTTTTTGACGCGTATTTCTCGGTTTCAGCTTCACTCAACTGGCGCTGGTACATCGCTCTGCGCGTGTCCGTTACAATCCAGTACATGACGTCATGGGACCATGGAAAAGCCTCTGCACCACCAGTGTGCAAACCTTTTTCGCGGCTATACCGATGGAACTCATTCATCACATCAGCCAGGCCAATGCCGAGTACCGTGCCGCTATCCTTGCACCATTTGATGAATTGCCCCGGAGAAGGCCAGAAAGGTGATTCACTGGCGCGGGCATGCCGTACACCTGCGGAAAGTTGTTCGCGGGTGCGGATCCCATTCTCTGAAAACGCTGCGATCCACTGACGCTTTGCCGTTTTCTCGTCTGCGTCAGTTTTGAGGTTTGTCTGCGTAGACGCAGGGAAAATCTGCTTCAGCTGCCGAAATAGAGAATCAACAAGCCCCTCAGCCTCAGGGTTGATAACCTTCTGCTGGTCGGTACTTCCGTTCGCCATTCTGGAAAGTAGCGCACCGTCGCGCCCGTTAACTGCCTGCACAAGTTGATTATTCACAGGAAGTCCTCCCATCCCTCGCGGCTGTTCCAGTGAGGCGTTTCCTGCTCGGCACGACTACGCTTAGCCAGCGGGTTAACCCTGGCATTCCGGATCCAGACTCTGAAAGCCGAATTCCAGTCGATTAGCTGCGTGCCGCGGGAAAGGTGATAGTCCCGGAAATTCAGCAGCTCAGTTTCAATGCTCACCCCCTTCTCGGCAGCCATAGCAATGTGATCTGCCGACGGCTTAAACAGGGGCGGGAATGGAATCTCCCCGTTTGGTGAAATCCCGATCCGCCGCTTAGCGGCTTCGCTCATAAAACCATCGCGCCCAGAGAGAGAGTTAGGTTCAGTGACTGGTTCAAAAGAGTGACTGGTTCTGGTGCCATCTGGTGGCACAGGGGGTGTGCCATCTGATGGCATAGGGTGTGCTTCGTCGTGGCATACCCCTGTGCAATTTAATGGCATAGGGGTGGCATCTAATTTCAGGTAATACACATTTGACGTGTTACCTTTTCCGTTGTTGACGCCAACACGGTTCTCACGCCTGATAAGCCCCATTTCTTCAAGCGCATCAATATGGTTGCGAACAGCAGTTCTGCTGCATTCGCATTGATCGGCGATGTGTTGATACGAAGGCCAGCATTCGCCTTTGTCGTTGGCGTTATCGGCCAACTTAATCAGGACGAGCTTACGCAGTGAGTTTCCCACTTTGACCCCCATTGCTTTCGCCATAAGTGACATGCTCACGTGCTACCTCCGGTATGTTTACTCTCTTCGATTTACTTGGCATAATTGCCTCGCAATTGACTGACGTTTATTGCACCTGAAAGCCGTTGGTGTTAGCGCACCGCGGCTTTCGCCATTTCTGTAGTTCTCACATAACCCCCAGCATCGACGTGACCATCGTCATCAGCGGCCCTACCTGCTCCGGCATGAGGCGGAACAGCGACGCTATACCCTCGCTTACCTCTTTCAGCTTCTGATGCTCTGGTGCGTCCAGCAGCACTGCCTGCTTAGCCTCAGCGAGTTCTTTCTCGGCTTCAGCCAGACGAGACATTTTGCAATCGGCACCGATAAGGCGAGTGCGATACTCAACAGGCAGCACGGCCATGATTGCGGGCGTCAGCTGGCGCACGTTCTCGCGGTACTGCTCGGAGTCGAAGCGATTATCCAGGAAGCGAAACAGTTTCTGGCGCGCCCGGCTGATGTCTTCCGGAAAGCTGATGGCGGTACCGCCCTGCTCCCGGTATTCGTTGATGATCAGCGCCGAAACGACGTCCTGATTGTCCAGCGCCGACGACCATGCCCGGACCGCATCGCGGATCTTTTCGTGGCCTGGCGCCGCTTTAGCTTGAGCGCGGTTTATCATCGCTCCCGGATGTATTCCGGTATTGTGTTGATACGCAAGTGAATGCATTGCTTTCCCTTTCGTGGTTAGGGCCGCCGGTTAGGCGGCAAAGATACCTGGATATAGAACTTCGCGAGGAAGTCCAGTTACTTCTTCGTACTTACGCATTTTTGTTACTGGAAGGCTGCCACCTCGCTTTTTGAGCATATTGATGGCCTGAGGCGTTACGCCGACCTTTTCAGCAAGCACCTTTTGAGAGCCGCCCACTGCATTAATGGCTTTCTCAAGCGGGGTGCTGGCGTTGGATTTTTTGTTGATCATGTTTTGCTCCGCTCATGTGTAATCAACACCATGTTAATTCATGATGTGGATTAAATCAACATTATGGTGATGGAAAAAATCCACATGTTGTTTACCATGCATGGAGCGGAGGGTTTTATGAGTAGCATTTCTGAAAGAATTAAATTTTTACTGGCAAGGGAAGGCTTGAAGCAGCGGGATTTGGCTGAGGCTTTGTCGACTAGCCCACAGACCGTCAACAACTGGATAAAAAGAGACGCGTTAAGTCGTGAGGCGGCGCAACAAATATCTGAAAAATTCGGTTATTCTCTTGACTGGTTATTAAATGGAGAGGGTTCTCCAAAGAAGGATCTGGAGAGCAACATCCCGCCGGAGTCCGAGTGGGGAGTTGTTGATGCATGGGATAAAGACACCCCGCTTCCTGTTGATGAGGTTGAAGTGCCATTTCTTAAGGATATTGAATTTGCGTGTGGTGATGGTCGAGTTCAGTGCGAAGACCACAATGGATTTAAGCTGAGATTCTCTAAGGCAACGCTCAGAAGGGTGGGTGCAAATAGTGATGGTTCTGGAGTGCTTTGCTTTCCCGCTTCTGGTGACAGCATGGAGCCCGTTATTCCTGACGGCGCAACGGTAGCAGTCGATACAGGCAACAAGCGGATTATTGACGGCGAACTCTATGCTATTAACCAGGGCGATTTAAAGCGCATAAAGCAGCTTTATCGAAAGCCTGGTGGAAAGCTATTAATACGAAGCATCAATCGCGATTATGACGATGAAGAGGCTGAAGAGTCCGATGTGGAGATAATCGGGTTTGTATTTTGGTATTCTGTTTTGCGATACAGAAGATAACAAAACCAATCATATTTCACTCAACTACATGTGATGTTAAGATGTTTCTGATTGCAATCAATGGAAATGAAACATGAAAAAAATAGCTCTTGCAGTGATTATTGCCACAGGCCTTGTTGGCTGCGCATCTTCTGGAAATCAGCAACTGAAAAACGAAACTGAAACCAGTGTTCAGACTAAAATTCAGGAAGGAAAAACCACCAAGGCAGAAGTTAAGTCCTACTTTGGATCACCTGATGCAGTGTCATACACTGATGGCGGCAATGAGATTTGGAAGTATGCCTTCGCCAAAGTTAAAGTTAACGGCACTACTTTCATACCGTTCTATGGGCTTTTCCATAACGGAACGAATGGCACCAAGAAAGAGCTGACCATCCTCTTCAAAGATGACAAGGTCCAGAAATACACCATGGCCGAATCAGCGATTAATACAAAATCAGGATGGGCTGATTAACAACCATCACTTTCAACGCCCGGCCTTAAGGTCGGGTGTCTTCACTTTAACGCTCTCCTGCCACTCCTTACGATCTCCGCAGCATCTCTGTTAATACCTTTCCCGATCACATTACCGGTCTCCTTTCGGTACTGCTCCAGCTTGTCGATGATGGCTTGCTGAGTTACAGGCAGATCCGCCAGCGATAACTCCATCACCGCGCGCCCGGCGGCATGAGCCATCATGTTCACCCTTTCCTCATCCAATTCCATTACCCAATCCCTTTTTGATGTTTTTTGCAGCATATCACTTGTACCACCAAAAAATAAATCAACATAAAAATCAACAAGAAACAATTAAATCAACAAAATAAATCCACAAGGTGTTGACCTATAAATCCACATGATGTTTAATTACTCCATCGAAACGAAACATCGACAGCTGAGCGAAGTTAGCCAGCGGCGGACAGCAAGTCGCCTGCTTCTTTAACAACATGCAGATTTACAGCGTCAATGACCTGTTGAGACCCCCACACGAAAACGTGCTGTATCACCGGGTGCGATCCGGTCGGTGAGAGAGTATCCCCGCGCGAGAGCGAGAACGGCGTGAGAACGGGCAACACTGGCAGAGAGTTGGCGCTGACCAATACAGGGAATGTTTTGGGGTGTGGTGGTGGTGTCCTCAAGCGAGGTGCAACGCTAGCAGTGTGATAAGACCTGAAAACCGGCTGGGCAGATAGTTGTTTGCCAATACAGAAAAAAGGGCGTCAGGAAGTAAGTGAGAGTGGCGACTCAGTGCCAGCCCACCACACCGACCAAAGCATTTCTCCCGCATCAGCGGGTAACGACAGAGGGCAATTATGAACGAACAAGCGAACAAAATTCTCGTTGAGCTATTACAGAAAGCGGCGAATGGCATCGATGCTGCGGTGTCATTTAGCCAAGCGCAGATCCCGGAGGTTGTGCATCAGTTGCTGGTATGGAAATTCACCAAAAGCATGATGCTCACGCTGGTTATTCTGGCGACTATCCCGGTTGCGATTAAATTCTTCAGGGTAATGATGAAGCGCGAGCAGGACGGAGTTTATGGCGAAGAGGGATATTCATGGGAACGCGGCAAGCCAAAATATAGACCAACATTGGTCTGGGACAAAGACGGCACTATCAGTGCTTCGTCAGTGTTTTTTGGAACCATTATGTTCCTGTATTCGGTCATCGCCTTCGTCATCTTATCTGACCTGACGTGGCTAAAAATCTGGCTGGCCCCAAAACTGTATCTCCTCGAATACGCAGCCTCACTAATTAAGTAACCCGCTCCGGCGGGTTTTTTATCGGCCATACATAGGCAGATTTTCGAGTCTGCCCATTTATGACAACCGGCGGCCATCCACCGCCAATATTGTTTGAATACGCGCTTGCGCAGAAGTCTTTAGTTCTGACATTCGGGAAAGACCGGGAGAGAAAATGAATTGGTCAAAATACTTTACTTACGATCCAAAGCTCGGCCTGCTGCGATGGAAGCAAAGACCTGCTGATGTAGATGACTCAGCAGCAAAAATCAGATCGTGGAATAAGCGATACGCAGGCAAGGAAGCCGGAACTACGAGAACCGATGGATATATCGCTGTTGAGATCGTTTTCCTCAAGCGAAAAATAAAGGCCCACAGAATTATATGGGAGATGCACAACGGTCCTATTCCTGACGGACTCGTAATTGACCATATAAACCGTAACCGTTCTGATAACAGGCTTGAAAATCTCCGTGTGGTCACGCGTCGAGATAACTTTCTGAACTCGGAAAGATTCGACGGAAAGCCGCTGCCGCCAATCAAAACAGACGAACACCGTACCTTCAAAAAGCAGAGAACTCACGCCAAAGGCACGAGCAAGTTGAAGGTTAGCCGTCCAAAACCATGGTCGGCAAAGATATGGGTTGATGGACGCAACGTTTCCCTCGGCTATTACGCGACAGAATCTGAAGCGAGTGCTGCTTATCAAGCGGCAGTCGCCAAGTATCGAAACAACTAACCAGCGGCGGCGCGGCCTTAAGCGCGGAGATGATTATGAAATACACCATGAAAGTTTACGCTAACTCCCCTGAATATGGCGCCTACCTTAAAAGCCGGTTTGGTGGCGACAAAAGGGGTCAGTCATTTGAATGGGCCGGTCACCGCTGGGCGTACGAAGTCACCAGCTTTGACGACGCTGGTGATTACGACCTGCTTTATCGGTTTGATGACAAGCCATATCCAGAAGAGGTTTCAGTCAGTACAGATGACATGACGATTCGTGACTACTTCGCGGCTAAGGCTATGGCAGCAATTGTACGCAGATGGGACGGGCATTCGTTTGGTGGCGGCCCGAAATCACCACAGTACAAAGAATTAGCCGAAGATGCGTATCACATTGCCGACGCAATGCTCCGCGCCCGGGAGGCATCATGACAGTCACCCACAACGGCAAGCAGTACACTGCCAAAAAGCTCAACGATAACGAGTGGCAACTGACGTCAGTGTCGAACCCGCGCGACAAGCTGACGCTAAACCGCTGGCAGATGCATATCGCTGGCCTCCTGGAACAGGTTGAGGTGAAGGTATGATGCACCACTACGGCACTACCCCGCTCATTCGCCAGTGCATCACGCCCGGCATGATGGCAATGCATGAAGGCCGAACCTATCGCGTCTCAGCAGTCATTCAAGAGCGAAAATGGGTGTACCTGCACACCGATGCAGAAATCATCCGCCTCAGTGACTGCGTGATTGACGTCCTTCTGGACGGTCACGGCAACCCTATCCAGCACTAACCACCCTATTCAACCGATCGGCCTGGCATTACGCGGGCGGGATCTGCACATCCAAATTTCAGGAGAAACCATGAGCGAAGTAACGGACTTAACTGTCATCGAAATCAAGCCGGAACAGGCTCCGGTGCTGTACGTAGCTGGCGGCCTTGATGCTTACCTCGAACAAATACGCCAGGCAGTAAACGAAGTGCCGGACCTGTCCACGAAGAAAGGCCGCGACCGTGTTGCCTCTCTTGCGGCTCAGGTGTCCCGCAGTAAGACGGCAATCGAAAAGCCGGGCCGTGAGTATCTGAAGCGACTGAAAGAGGCTGTCCGCCCTGCTGAGGCAGAAATTAAGCGGTTCGTTGATGCCTGCGACGAGCTGCGCGATGCAACCCGTCTCCCACTCACCGAATGGGAAGCCGAGCAGGAACGCATTAAGGCTGAGGAAGCCATGAACGCGCTGCACGCCGAAGCTCTGGAAATGAACATCAAGTTCGATCAGGAACTGGCTGCCAAGATCGAAGCAGACCATGAAATGGCCCTGCTGATGAACAAGGATATTGACCGCGACCGCGAAGAACAGCGACGCCTGGCGGAACAGGCTCAACGTGAACGTGACGAGCGGCTGAAGCAGGAAGCGGCAGAACAAGCACGCCGCGATGCCGAAGCGAAGCACAAAGCGGAGATTGAAGCCGCAGCGCGCCGTGAAGCTGAAGAGAAAGCACGTGCAGAGCTGGCTGAACGCCAGCGCGTCGAAGCGGAACAGCGTGCAACTCGCGAGAAGCAGGAAGCGGAAGCCCGGGCGGAACGCGAAAAAGCCGCAGCGGTTGAAGCCGAGCGCCTGAAGGCAAAACAGGCCGAAGATGCTCGCCTGGCTGAGCAGAAGCGCATCGCCGATGAGCAGGCAAAACGTGAAGCTGACGTGAAGCACCGCAAGACGGTCGGCACCAACATCGTTAACGCGCTCACCAGCCACACCAGCTTAACCCAAGAACAGGCTATCGAAGTGCTTACCGCTCTGAAAGATGACCTGATCCCCTGCGCGAAAATCCACTACTGAGGCAACCATGAACGCATACCTCACTTACGACCGCATCGAAGATCGGCGCTGGGTTGAGCAGCAACTCGCCGACGAAAAAGAGAAGTGGATCGACAACCGGGCGCAGCAAATCATCGACATGATGCCAAAAGAGCCGTCCGGCCTCTTCCACTTCACGATCCCGATTGACTCCAGCCCGTATGAAGGCCTTCGCAGCGATAAAGCTGGCGAGGCCTACAACGAATTCATTTCGGCAGTTGCCTACGCCCAGGCGGAATACGACTGGGAACACCGTACCGGCTGCCCGTTTTAATTTTTGAGGGGATTAACGATGGCAAACGAATTAACAATCACAGCGAGCGCGCTGGCGGAAAAAGGTATCGACGTAGCTACCTGGAGCGCACTGAAGAACAGCATCTACCCTGGCGCCAAAGACGAATCTGTGATGATGGCGCTCGATTATTGCCGAGCCCGCCAACTTGATCCACTACTGAAGCCTGTCCACCTCGTGCCGATGAGCGTCAAAGACTCGAGAACAGGTAAAAGCGAATGGCGCGATGTGGTCATGCCGGGCATCGGGCTTTACCGCATTCAAGCAGACCGTTCCGGCGATTATGCCGGGGCGCGGGAACCAGAATTCGGTCCCGACGTAACTCAGACGCTTACTGGTGTCGAGGTTACCTTCCCTCAGTGGTGCAAATACACCGTTTTCAAGCGCATGCCCAGCGGCGAGATCGTCGAGTTCAGCGCCAAAGAATACTGGATTGAGAACTATGCAACCGGCGGCCGCGACACCACGGCGCCGAACGCGATGTGGAAAAAACGCCCATATGGACAGCTGGCGAAATGCGCTGAGGCTCAGGCGTTGCGTAAGGCATGGCCTGAGATTGGACAGCAGCCTACCGCCGAAGAAATGGAAGGGAAATCTCTGGACGTTGATATGCGGGACGTAACGCCGCGCAGCGCCACAGAAGCTCTTCCACCAGCAGCAAGCGATGAAACTCTACAGGCGATCACCGATCTCTTAACCGCCCTGAATAAAGACTGGGAACAAGACTTCCTCCCTCTGTGTAGTGACATCTTCAAGCGGCAAATTCTTGAGGCGTCAGAGCTTACGGAAGAAGAGGCGCAGAAAGGGTTTGGATTCCTTCAAAAAAGAGCTAAGGCGGCAGCATGACACCTTCCCTCCTTTCATTGTTGCGAAGCGGAAAACACAGCATTCGCGATATGGCAAAGATTTTAGGCATTACAAGGTCTCGCGTTTCATGGTTTATCGCCGAGCTTGAACGGCGTAAATGGATAGAAGTCACCAGGTGCGCGATATGGTTTCACGATGGGACCCGTTCAAATAAGCAGAACGTATACAGGGTAAAACTATGACACCAGAAATTATCCTTTCCCGGACCGGCATTGACGTCACCACTATCCAACAGGGCGATGAGGCGTGGCACCGGCTACGCCTCGGAGTCATCACAGCCTCAGAAGTACACAACGTAATTTCCAAGCCGCGATCCGGCACGAAATGGACGGGAATGAAGATGTCCTACTTCCACACATTGCTCGCCGAGGTGTGTACCGGCGTTGCTCCAGAGGTTAACGCTAAGGCGTTGGCTTGGGGCAAGCAGTACGAGGAAGACGCCCGCACTCTCTTCGAGTTCACCACTGACGTGAAAGTCACGGAGTCTCCGATCTTGTTCCGTGACGAGAGCATGCGTACTGCCTGTTCCCCTGACGGTCTTTGCAGTAACAATTTCGGCCTTGAGCTGAAATGCCCGTTCACTTCCCGCGACTTCATGAAATTCCGCCTCGGCGGTTTCGAAGCCATTAAGTCAGAGTACATGGCCCAGGTGCAGTACAGCATGTGGGTTACCGGAAAAGACGCCTGGTTCTTTGCCAACTACGACCCGCGCATGAAACGCGAAGGCATTCACCATGTCGTCGTTGAGCGGGATCCTCAGTACATGACTGATTTCAACGAAATGGTGCCGGAGTTCATCGAGAAGATGGACGAGGCGCTGGCGGAGATCGGCTTTAAATTCGGAGAGCAATGGAGGTAGCGATGAGCGAACTTTGGCAACCGTTGGAAAACCTATTCCTGCATGAAGTTGGCAGAACTATGCCGGTTCAGGTTATCGCAGAAAAGCTTGAGCGTTCCGAATCTGCAGTCACTCGCCAGGCATCACGTATCGGCGCACCACTTATCAGCAGGATGACCGGAAAGCCATGGACGGCAGCCGAGCTGTATCTGTTCGGTCGATTCTCAGTGGAAGAGATAGCAACGGCAACAGGTCGCTCCATTCACTCAGTCAGAAGCAAGCGTAACTCACTGGCACGCTCCGGAGGATTAACTATGCGTGAATGGACCGCATGTGAACTGGCTGCACTCATGCGCTACACCAACGCAGAAGTGGCAGAGATTACTGGACGGAGTATCGAAGAGGTCGGAGATAAGCGGCTGGCTGTAAATATTGAGCGGAATGGATGGGATGTTAACGATCCGGAGCGGGAGGATGTATGACAGATTACACCGGCAGCAACACCCCAGCGGATCAGCGTGACCTATGGCGCACTCCACCCGCCCTCTTCGCTTCCCTTGATGCTGAGTTCTGCTTCCAGTTGGATGCCGCTGCAGCACCCCATAACGCGCTGTGCCGAAAGTTCATTACAGCCGAGCAGAACGCGCTGGAAACGCCATGGAGCTATTACCTGACTATCCCTGGTTATTGCTGGCTCAATCCACCTTATAGCGACATCACACCGTTCGTGAAGAAAGCTGCGGCTGAAAGCAACAATCAGATCGGCACGGTCATGCTGGTACCGGCAGACACTTCGGTTGGCTGGTTCCGCGAGGCAATCCAGACCGCCAGTGAGGTTCGCTTCATCACCGCCGGGCGGCTGGCATTTATTAACCCGGTCACCGGTAAGCCAGTCAGCGGAAATAACAAAGGCAGTATGCTCATCATCTGGCGACCGTACCCGCGTACACACTGCCACTTCGCAACTGTGGACCGGGACGAGTTGATGGCTTTCGGGGCGAAACTTCTCGCACGCAGGGAGGCCGCATGACGCCAGAGCAAGACAACGCAGTACGTGCACAGGGACGTAAATGCGTGGCAGAAATTCAGCAGGCAATGAAATGCAGGCCTAAGCCGAAATGGAATGCAGTAGTGCCGCCAATCATCAAAAAGCATCACCAGAAAATCGCGCCGCTGGGTATCAGCCTAGTGGCATTCGTTAGCAGCATCGGTCGCATGCAAGGCCGATACGGAGTCGAATCATGACGCTAACCAAACGAATCACCCGGGAGCTTATGGCTCCCTTTTTATTGCTGGCGTTCACCTTCAACCGTATTAACCGACAGTTCCGGGAGCATTGACTATGAGCTTCGAATACATCAATTCCCAATATGGCGTGAATGCCTGTGTCTGCCGACGGGTGGTGGCTTATGGCGAACCAGGAACTATTGTGCGTGATTTTGGGCACTACATTGGCGTTGTTCTGGATACCGCGCCCTATCATTCACCAGAACGTTATCACCCTACGGACGGCATCGTATACGGCGATGTCGTGGATTATTCACCTCCGAAAATTACCTCCCGTAAGCACAAGGCCAAATACAATTACCAGGATTTTCTGGATGCCGACAGCGGTCATGATTTCCATGAATGGCTTGGCATTAACAGGCCTGAAGTTGATTACGACCGCAACGGAAACTGTCGCATGTATCGGATCGGAAATTACCGCGATGTGAGCGTTTACGGCGACTGGAAGCCAACCAAAAAAGAAGCGAGAGCCAGTTATAAAGCGAAATTGAATAATTTACTGAAGGAGTCCCGAAATGACCGCAGAGATTATTGACCAAGCAAACGAGCTGGCTCAGCAACGTATCGATATGGCGATCGCCGCTCACCGCATCGACCGCAACGCCGTATCAGCAGAACATTGCGGTGAATGCGGCGAGGATATCCCGGCGCCTCGGCGAGTTGCCGTTCCCGGCTGCCAGACATGCGCGGAGTGCCAGGGTGTAATTGAGCTTCGGAATAAACAGAGAGGTATGTGATGGATTACAGCGAGTTGAGTGACTATGAAGTTAGCAAGCGCGTAGCTATGGCGGTCGGCGGCTTCCTCGAAGAGGATTTTTGCGAAACTCATTCAGTGATTTTTAGACGTCATGGTCGGCATCAATACTCGTTTTTCGAACCATGTACAAACCCATCAGACGCATGGCCCATCATCTTAGAAAACAAAATTAGCCTTAATTGGGCTGAAGTTGAAAAGTCATGGTGCGCCCATGTTGGCGGGGTGATGACGGATGGTTGTTGGTGTTGGGATTATGACCCAGACCATCATCAGGACAACGTCAACCCACTACGCGCCGCAATGATTGTATTCCTCATGATGCAGGACTCAGCCAATGTTCAGGATAATCCAGCCTAATACCTGGTACGCCGACATGTTCGGCGAACCCTGCAAAATCTCCGCGCTACCCACGAAGTCATTCACTACATCCGCAACGGCCGCACCTGCATCGCCAGCATGGGCCGATTTCAGCACGAATTCGAACCGCTGACCAAAGCACAGGCCGAGCGGATCACCGAAGAAATCGAAACAGCAGAACACATCGAAAAATTAAGGAGCATGAGACGTGATCGGAATACTCAAGCCGGTACCGGAATCGCAGTGGCCGGTACGATGCCACGACCCCAAGCGGAGCAACGTGTGGGTTAACTCTTACTTTCTCGTGCAGGAGTTTCAGGAAGACAACGGCGTCATCCGGCTGACGGTGAACACCACCAGCATTGGCAGCTCTGGCCGGTGGAAGGATGGAATCAGTTGGGATGCGCTGCAGGAAATAAAGTCAGCCGTTGGATATGGGGATCGGGATGCCGTGGAGATTTACCCGCGGGATTCTGATTTGGTGAACGTGGCGAACATGCGCCACCTGTGGATTACGCCGGAGCCGATTAGCTTCGCCTGGCGGAAGTAATTTTACGCTGAGCGCCCAGCGCGCGGCATGAGGAGAGATTATGAAGGAATTACGTTTTTATGGTGCAAGTGATGACCTTTTCGAATGTGAAGGCGCCATTCGCGAAGAAATTGGCTGCTTTAACAAGCCTGGCATATATCACCTGAAATCTGCCGACGGTGAAATGCAAGTAGTCGGCTATTACCTCGACTCCGGGTTGTGGAGCGTGGGCATCAGCCAAATTGCCGAAGACGTGCCGCTGCCAGCGTGGCCAGTGCAATATCAGGTGCATGAGCGTGGCTATAGTCCATTACTCACCATTCAAGTACCTGACGATATCACTCTAAAAACTGAAGACGATTGACGCAACTGATAGCCAGTTATGAGCTGGCTATTGGGTGCGAAAGCACTGCCACGTTATCCCCCATTCGCCCTCCATTGTGAGGGCATTCTTTTTTCCTGGAGAAAAAATGAAGAAAGTATTTCTATTTCTGAGCGTTCTTGCTCTTTCGGCGTGTGATGTTAATGACGCTGATGTTGCCAGTCGTAACGTTAGTAAGGCTGCCGATAACTTCGAGGCGCAGCGGCGTTTCGTTTTCTACAACGGTATTACCGGTGAGTTCATGCTGGAGATAACCGGACTGTGCTCTAAAGACAATTCCAGTACCGGATCAACTCTGGGCGTAATCTGCAAAACCGGACCAAACACTTTCAAAAAGCACATGCTCGGATTGTCGGACAACGTTACCTGGTTCATGGAGGATTTGAGCGGAACAAATGCCAGCGTCAATCACTACCGTGTGACATTCAAGCCATCAGTAATTATTCCTGATATCGAAGTCCGATAAATAATTCTGTACCCGGCCATAGCGCCGGGTTCTTTTTTGCCTGGCTTACAGGTTCGATTTCCAAACCGGAGATGAAACCCATGCGAGAACTACGCGACGACTCCCTTATTGACATGAAGTTCATGATCGAAGATGCTGGCTATACAGCGAAGTACTTTTATTCGCAGATTAATGCCGGAAAACTACCCAAGCCAATCAAACTTGGTCGCACATCAAGATGGATGTATGCCGACTACCAGAACTGGAAACGCAGTTACCTATCCCCACTAAAAAACGCATCATGA